AAGCAGCCCGCACAGGCGCGGACCTGAGGGTCCGCGCCGGTTCCGAACGGACCCGACACAGGCCGGTGAATCGGGTTAACATTGCCCTCTTTTGCACCGTCCAAAGCCCGCTTCCGAAGGCCCGTATGACCGACCTCTCTCAGCACACGCCAATGATGCAGCAGTAGGCGAAACAGTTAGCGAAAATCCCCATTAATACTGGGTTTGATGGGAGTGGCTTCCAAAACTCAACCCGCACATGGCGAGCATTAGCGCCGCTTAACCTGTGGTCGCAATGCAGAGTATTGGAAGCTTCGCCAGCTAGTTCGTCAGCAAGAAAAGCGGGGCGCTATGTATGCAAATTACGCATAAGCAGCCCGAAAAATGACTACCGCTCCGCCTCATAGACCGCCACTCCCTTCCCAACCGGAATCCACTTCTCTTCCGGGCCACCAGGCCGACAGATGGCAACCTCTACCTCGGTGCTCTTCCCTTCTGCCGGCTCAGCCGGACGAATGGCAGCATGCCGCAGCAAGTTATCCATGCCAGGCACGAACGTGCTCTCGGAGCAATGGAACGACCAAACCCCCGCCCGATTCGCATCGTTCACTTTCCGATCAAGCTTCAGCGTCCATCCTTTCTTGAGTCGAACAACCAGCACGGCAACGCTCCACTTCATCCAAAATGCATAGTCTACCTTTACCAGCAATCCATTTGCGGAGGTAGCTATGTGCGGACGCTTGTCGCAGTACACCGGACTTCATGAGTTCGTCGACGCACTGTCGATGTCCAACGCCCTGGTCAACCTCGTCGGCGAACAGCCCGAGCGCTACAACGTCGCGCCATCGACGGCCGTGACGACGCTACGACTCGAAGGCGATGCGCTTGTAGCTCAGCCGATTCGATGGGGCTGGCGGCCTTTCTGGGCTAAGGACCGCGCGGCGCCGATCAACGCGCGGGCGGAAAAGGTCGCCCACGGCAGGTTCTTCAGCGCGGCCTGGAAACACCGAGCGCTGACGCCGATCTCGGGCTGGTTCGAGTGGGTCGATGGAGGCGAGGCGCGGAAACAACCGTTCCACATCCAACACCGGGACGGGAGTCCGATCCTATGCGCGGCCATCGGCCAGTTTCCTGGCCTCGATGACGAACCGGCAGATCACCATGGGTTCGTGATCATTACCGCGGACGCCGAGGGCGGCCTGGTCGATATTCACGACCGGAGACCGGTGGTGCTGCCGCCCGAGCTGGCCAGGGAGTGGATTGACCCGGCGACAACACCGGAGCGCGCGGAGCAGATCGTGCTCCACCAGGGCGAGCCGAGCGAGTCGTTCCGGTGGTACGCGGTCGACCCAGCAGTTGGGAACGTCCGAAACCAGGGCGCGCATCTGATTGAGCCTCAGCGCGCGGACCTTGGTCTGCAGATCCCCAGCAGGCGCGGAATGTGACTGGAGACTCATCACGATTACGGGCTTATCTGACAGCAACACAGGAATGCTAAAGTCAGCCCAGAAAAGGAGATTTCCATGATTCGCATAAATCAAGCGCAGCGTGGCGTCACGCTTGTAGAGCTTCTGTTCGTGCTGGTTATCGCAGCAACCGTAATTGCGTGGGGAGTGAGTTCGTGGGCAACACTGGCGGACAAGAATCGGAACCTTGGCGGAAAGGATGGATTCGTCAAAGTTTTGGTATACGCGCGCTCATACGCGCTGGCCAACATGGCCAACGTTGACCTCTGCGGAGAGAGCGGTGGATGGGGGGAGGGCTATCTCGTTCGTGACGTAAAAAAGAATGCCGTTCTTTATCGGGAAACTAGCTACAAAGAGGTGCATCCTGTTGGTCCCTGGCAGTCAAAGCTAAACTCAGGCTGTGTCAGATTCCTCTCCAATGGCTCCATCGCGGACGTGCCTGCTCCGCAGGGAGGCTTCTACCTGTCAGGGTTCTACGGCGGCAAGAGCGAGTCCGAAGCACTATGGCGTGTGTCCTTTAAGCCGACAGGCTGGTTCTGCGAGGAAAAAGATCCGACAAAAGCACAGTGTGCCAAGGACCAATAGAGACTACGGCAGCGGGAAGCGCGCCTTGATCTCCTCGACCTTGGCGTCATACGCCGAGTAGTCCGGCGCACGACCAGCACGGCGAGCGTCAAACTCCTCCTCAAGTCGGATTGGGTCCGACTCTCGTCGATACGCCTCTCTTCGCAGCTCGCGAACTTCTTCTAGTTGGTCGACCGGGTGAAATGCAAGACGGGACACGTCGACGCCTGCAAGCGTCGCCGCGGCGTCCAGGGTGCCGCTCCAGTTTTCAGAAAAGAAAACGCCATCAAGAAGCAGTCGTTTGCTCATGTCGCTGAACTCGCAGAGTTGATCGTTAGGATTGGCGCAGAGTGGATTCCAGTGTCTACGAGGCCGCTGAACCAGGCGGGGCACGCCATCGCTACAACTGCGCTGGTGGTGGTGTAGAAGTAGGGGAATCCGTTGTTGTAGCCGAGACCCTCTTGAATCGCTACGCGTATATGCACCCAGCCCATGGCCGGGATGATGACGTAGCCAGGCGACTGCTTAACGCCATTGACCCAGAGGAAGATCGCAGGCGCACCAGTGGGGCCAACATGCATAGTGCCGCTCTCAACGCGCACCCATGCGGCAGCCGTGCCCCATCTGTTCGAACAGAATATCGCTCGGTTGTTATTGGTCATCGCCAGATAGCGGATCGCACCGTCGGCTCCCGCCGAACCTGTTGTTGTCTGTGTTCCGGCTGTCATCAGAGATGCGAAAAACTCGACACCATACCGTGCGGAGTTTCCGACGCGGCCCATCGCCGCCATGAGATCCTGTACTCGCTGATTAAGGGCGGCAGCACTACCGCCGTTCGTGCTGTTGTTGAACGTGAACTTTCCGCCTTCGGCAAACGTGGCGCCATTCCATCCAGAGCTGAATGCGCTGTTGGAATACGCGGAGGTGAACGTCGTAGCGAGAGGGTTGACAAGGCCCGCATAGCGTCCAGCGTCGGGCATCACGTTTACGAACGGCATGTTCGGATAGTCGTCACTTCCCAAAGCCGAAAGAGCCGCTCGAGCCCCTGCCGCAGTTGCAGATCCGGTTCCGCCCAGAGCAATCGGCACCGAGTCGCCGTCGGCGAACTCGCGAAGACTGCCGTAGCCGTTGCCGTCGTTCTGCAACTTCGTCGGTCGTACATCAGCCATTGAAAAGCACCTGCAGGTTGAGAGTTGCGCCGCCGGCGGTGGACGCCGGCAGTTGGCCGTCAGGGTTCATCGTGAGCCTCAGCATGGAGCCGTCGGCGAGATAACCCGGCACAGCCGCGGGGATACGCACGTTCATCGGATAGGCAACCACCACGCCCGCGCCGTTGGTCACGAACTGGTCGTAGCCGGTGCTGCGCCGGACGAAGTAGATCGCGTTCGGCTCCAGCGACGCGGGCAGTTGCGCGACGACCTTATGGGTCTGGAGGACGGCCATTACCAGGCCGTCCCATTCCATTCGGCCGGGATCGGCTGGCCGTTGAAGCGCACCAGGCCCGAATCCTCACCAAACTTGTCCAGCGTCGACTTGTTCGCGTGCGTGTGCGCCTGGGAAACGGCAGTGTCGATCTGCGCTGGCGTCGACGTCGGGCGCCCGTTGATCGCGTCCCAGTTGAGCTCGACGTCCATGCTTTCGTATTCGGCAACCTTCAGCCAGGCGCTAGTCGCCGGGTTCCAAGCGTACAGCGCAGCGCCGGATTCGACTGTCGGGTCCGCGCTCGCATCCTGAACCAGGACGAAAATGGCTCCCTCCGGCTCCAGGGCGTCGCGTGCAGCGATATCCGCAACGAACAGGATCGGCGCGCCGGTTCCTGGCAGGCTTGCCAGCGCCTCGTTGATCAGCGCGTTGATCATCGCGCTGTTGCCGATCGAGCGTGCCACGCCGGCGCTGTTCGTCAGGTAGGACTCCGAGTAGCTGCCATTCTCGACGAAGTAGAACGAATCGGGTTCCAGCGTACCCGGCAGGGTCGCCACTTTGAAAAATCGAATCTGGGCCATTTCATCACCAATCAGTCGCGCCCCATTGGGCACCGTCTACGCCATCCCTCCCGGGAGGCCCTTGGTCACCCACAACAACCACAAGCACATCGGCCGGCGGCGTCACGGTGACTGCGTATTCCTGCATTTCGCTGAGCACAAGCGGCTCGCAATCAACATCGATCGCCAGCGCCCAGGGCTCGGCGGCATCATCCATCGCACCCTCCCCCATGGCTCACAGTGATCGGCCCGCTGTAGTACCGATGGACCGTTCCATCCGGGTATGCCACGTCCACGTCATAGACCGCAGCCGACCATTCCAGCGCCGCGGTAGCCGATGCCGATATCTCGCGCGAGATCGTTCCGGCGCCAGCGATCTCAAGGCCGGATCCGAGCGCCAGCGTCATCAGCACCGTCCCACCTGGCACATCGCGGATCTGCATCCGTACCTCGGCGCCAACCAGGTCAACGGGTGGCTGGTAGATCAACTGACCGCCCACAGGCGCCAGCCCAACGGCTGACAGCAGGTTGATCTCGATCGTGTCGTCGTCGATAGCGACAACCCTATGAGGCAACTGCCGAAGCCGCGCGCGGTTCGCCTCGGGCATGCCCTGGACACCATCGATCCAGGCCAGCCACGTGCCAGGCAACCCGTGCCCAGGGATGGTCAGCCGGACAGGCGCGGTCGGTGCGATCTGCGTGATCGGTCTGTACACAAGGCTCGGCTGCATGATCCGCAGCGCGTCTCGGAACGTCGCCCCTTTCTCAATGCGCAGGGGCACACAGGCCGGCGTCATGCTGGCTCCTCCTTGGTTGTGAATTCGCATGTCAGACCCAGGCGAAGTAGCCGCTTGGGTCGTTTCGATGAACTTCGCCCGTTATCGGGTTGTATGCACCGCTCAGCCAGCGCTCGCGCTGCTGTTGGGTCAGCGCGCCGGCGTCGAAATCTAAAATTTCGGCGCCTTGCGATCCGTGCGGCGTTACTGCTGGGGCGAGGCTGATATAGCGCTGCTGAACACCGTTCTGCCGGTCATCCCTGAAGAAACGCAATGCAAGAATTTTGTTCGAGAAGGACTGTACGGCGATATTGGGCTGCCCGCTGAAGGAGCTGAGCGACGACTGAAACCACAGAATATCGTTCGTCGAGTCACTCACATCCTGAAAGGTCGCCCTATCTGGAAACGCGATTGCATGCTCGCCGCCAGGCTGGCCCGTAACGTTTCCCGAGGCAACGGCGGCACCACTGATAAAGTCTTGCCATGAAATGTCGGTGCCAGTGGAATCTGGCGACCCCATGTTCGAATGGGATGTAGACTGGTGCGCGACTTGAAGCGTAGTCTCAGCAGATCCAGCAGCGAGAGAAAGGTCGTACCGAACCGAATAGACCTCATCGACTTCGACATGATCCCCTCCAACAACTCCTCCGGTGCGCGACCAGTCCCAGGTCTGCAGGACGCTGTACGTTAATGGCTCCAGGGCTCCAGAGGAGCCGTACCACATCCACAAAATACGCTCCACAGCACATGTTAATTGCCAATTGCCAGAGCGCACCGAGTATTCGACAGTCTCACCTGGCGGCGCTTCCGGCCCCTGCTCGTAACCTCCGCTATCCGCCCGCCAGATTCTGGTATACACATCGAGATCAACATCCGGAAGGCTAATTGCCGTGATCTGGTAATTGACCTGAGGATATGTAGCGACAACCGATAGTGTCGCGAAGAACCCAGCGCTACCAGTCGGCTGCAGGTGCAGTTCAACGAAAGCGGCACGCGCCCCGGTGTCAGATGCGCTCTTGAAATAGTTCACAAGGTACAGTCTGCGCGTGCCGTCATGACCTCTATCGATTAACGACACGCTTAAACTGTGCGGGGAGGACTCAAGCCCTAGATCCTGCCATCCCAGAATGTTGGATGTCGCTTGCTGTTCGATCGGCACCGCTCCGCCATGATCAACGAAATACACATCAAACCAAAGCAGGCCGCCAGTTTGGCTGGTACTGACAGTCGCGCTGACCGTTCGGCCGCGAATAAAAGCAGTCGATCCGGCGTCCATGCCGCCATAGCACTGTCCAGATCCGCGCAAGATCGCTTTGCTCAGCCACTGCTCGTCTGGGTTGTCGGTCGTCACAGCCGGCTCCGGCATCCCAACATCCCATAGATAGCTATCCTGCATGAGCGCGATACTTGGCATATCCATGGTCGCGCCACTAGGCAGCGTAAGGACGGCCCCGCCAGCGCCAATCGCCTGCTTGATCAGCCCATGCCAGGGCCATCCCCACACATCGGGCGCGTCATCGAGAATGCTATTAGGAAAGGGCATTCTTGAACTCCATCACTACCTCAGCCCCGTTAGCATCCTGCATGACAATCCGTTTTACGCTCTTAAACCTGGCCCATGCCAGGCCATCGGTAGTCGGAATCAGAACACTATCGAAATACTCCCGAGCGCTAGCCGTCGGCTCGGTAAGAGGGCTGGCTATTCCTCCACCGCCGATTTGCTTCCCTTCTCCGTTGTAGTTGGCGGTCCCCCGACGCGCTGCTACTGCCCCGCGTGGATCTATCCTGCGGAGCGGACGGCTCTGTGTTTCCGGACGAATAATCCGGGTCAGTGCATCCGCAATCGAGTGGTCGGTACCGCGACGCTCAGCCTCTAAACGCGCGCCGATTGCTCGCCGCTCTTGTTCCGGGGTCATTGGAAATCACCAGATGCAAGCAAGTAGAGGTAGGTAGCACCAGTGTTGTACACAAGCGCCTTGAAGAAACAGGCCTTCTGCCCTGAGGTTGATACAAACTCGATGCGAGAGTTGTTTTCAGATACCGAGAGCCAAGACTCGGAACCAACGAGCCCCCACAACTGGACCCCGCCACTGGCAGCGCTACTCAGTACGACAACACCATCGGCGGCTGGCTGCACAACCACGTCCAGGTCAAAGACTGCAAAGAGAGAACGCCCCTCGGCTTCTTCAGGCAGAGGTATAACCAATTCGCGACCATTACCATCAAACGATGCGGATACGCGTACGATCGTTGTATCCGAAGCGAGGACTACCGGAGTCGAGTCGTTGATCTCCTGCGCCTTGAACGTGCCGCCACCAGGCCCAGGACCAGACTGCTCGAGGATGGTGATTCGGCTCTCGATGCTGGCGAGAGTTCCCGCCGTCGCCGCCGCGTACACCTTCGAGCCCGAAGGCCACTCAACGGCCACACCCTCAGAGGCTCTCGCAACAGTGACATTCCCGCCGCTCTTTGCCGTCGCCTTGACCACTTCGTGAACAGAGCCTGACTCATCGGCAAGAGTGAGCAGGACGAAATCAGAAGGAGCCGAGATGGGCAGAAGATCAGCCGCGGCAGCGGGGATGGTAAGAGAAACTCCACCCGCCGATAGCGGACCCGAGAGCTCTGTCTGCCAGTTATTTATCCAGCGTTGGCCCATGGCTACATCTCCAGCAAATCATCAGGAACCGAGACGCGGAAGGACGCGCCGATCTCCGGCGAATATTCGTCGCGGAGCGAGGCGGGTATCTCGGGAGCAGTTATGCGTAGTTGCCTCGGATACCGAGGCTGCGGACTGTTGTAGTTGTCGTAGTTGCCGGAAAAACCATCTTTCGATTCATCGAATGGAGGGTCATCCGGTTGACCAGCGATTTGCGACTCTAGGCGCCCATCGAAGGCTGGTAGTTCGGGGGCAGCCCCAGAGCCACTGGGAGGAGTGAGGGCGTCGGAATCTCCTCCGCCACCGCGCATCACAGCAATACTCAGGGTGGTTATCGCGGAACCACTCTCAAGGTCAAAGCGATCAAGCACTCGGCGACACTTCCCTACAGCCTTGATTCGCTGATCATCGAATTTGAGGGTGTGCGTCAAATCGACCGCCATGACCATGGATGTAGGGCAGTCCCAACTCACTGTCGTGCCCCTGTGAGCGCCGACGAGAGTAGCTCGAGCCTGCTCAAGCAGACATGTCAGCGCGCCAATCCTGCGCGTCTCGCTGGGCTGATCAATGTGTCCAGAACCCCCCCCGGTAATAGCAGCACTCTCCCAAGACTCGGCGAGATCGCTATCAATCTCAAACGATGCCCGGGAGCGGCTGATGATTGGTCCGGTCGCCAGCACGCTAGGTTGTACCTCTACCGCTATTCGGTATGACTCCGTAACCGCTTGCACCCAGCGACGCCCTGCGGCCCAGTCGGCGCCTAGCAACAGCCCCGTGTAGTTGTTGACCCAACTTTGCGGAGGCGTGCAGTAAATGCCAGTGGGTGGCAGCGGATAGTATTCAGTCGACGATTGGATCAACGTTTGCCCTGAGCTGCTGGTTGCCGACTCAACCATTTCCGTATCCGGGAGTTCGTGCGACTCCGGACGCCAATTGCAAAATCCTGGCTCCCCATCCTGCCCGTCCGTGCCTGGCGCCTTCCATCCATAGTTGATATTCCATTGCCACAGCCGACTGAATCGGTAGTCACATTCGATTTCGACCCTGTTCGTCTGAGAACTCAGGTCGGCAAGCTCGACCGCAAGGGATCCGTATACCGTTGATCCAGGTCCAAACTCGAAGGTGGGCGCCACAGAATGCCATGACGTGACGCGGAGAGCGCCGTAGGCTGAGCAATCCAAGCTGCCCACTACGCTAGTCAACCGCTCCTGAGCATAATCCCAACGCGAGCGACCTTCGACGGACTCGAACACATCGGCGGACCACTTACCACCCACCAGGGCATCGACATCCGCAATTGCCATGGCCTCCACACGCTGCTGCAACTGGTCTGTGCAACTGACGCCCAAGACTCGGCGGACAGGGTTCCAGGCTGGTTGCGTAACCCTACCCGTAAACCTTCGGCCCTGGCTCAGTTCCCCTGCGGTCTCCGTCGCATAGTCGATGGTTACGGTTCGACCGATCCAGTCCGCAGGAACAACAGGGGCGTCACCGAGATAGATCGAAAAGGACGCGACGCCGGCAGCGCCCTCTTCACGATCGATCTCAATCTCCCCTGTCAGGAGTGGCGTAACGTCAACATCGCCAACCCGCACGATAGCGCGCCATGTGAAGGCGAAGCCTGGGATGATCGGCTCAGGACCAGGCACACTGGAGTGGCCGGCCGAGTTCAGCGCAGCGCTATTGAGCGGTCCACGGTTGAGCATCAGATTTCCTCAGCGACAATTTGCCAGGTCCGACTGTTGTTCGAAGAGTCAAGCGCCTCAGGAGGGATCGACGCGAAGACGTGGAATAGCGGCCACCACTCGACGCGGTAGAGTTGCGCGCCAGGAATCTCCGACACCGTTACCACCTGGCCGGCGGACGCCACGTCCGTTCTGACCCACTCACGGCCGACCAGCGCCAGCCCCCACGGACTGGTATCGGGGCGAACCTCTCCAGGGATTGTGAATACTCGGTCGGCGGCAGTACGGCCGGAAATGCCAAGCGACGCATTGCATCGCAGCTCCAACGGGTTGTCGAAGTCGAGTCCAAGCATCCCCGTGCCGATCCATCCTGAACCGCTGATGGTGATTGCCGTCTTGCGCCAGTGCGTCATCTGTACTGCCGCACCTCCGCTGAGTCTCAATCGCTCGACTCCGCCATCTACAGCCTGGTACTGACACTGCGGGGCGCCGCCGTGTATCACGATCGGTATCCCCCCAAGCATCACGTTCGGAATGATCATTCCCAACTCCATAAAAAAGCCCGCGCGAGGCGGGCTTGGTCATTTTGGGCGCGTCCGCCCGAACTTCGAGGCGGCCTTGCGTATATCTCGGAGCGTATCGTGTGCCCCAAAGACGGTGAAACCGGCATCGTCTCCACCCAGATTAATGGTCAGCGAGCCAAGGTTCTGCATGGCCGAAGATGGATTCGCCTGCTGAAGTGCCGCGGGCGGAATCTCTGGTATCTCGGGCAGGACTCGTTGATACCTCTGAGACATCTGCAGCGACTGCACCGCGTTGAAGATGCGCTCTCCTCCGCGCATCATCATCAGTTCTGGCCCACGTTCCCCAACCCACGCCATGCCAGGGGGAGCGCTCTGCGTACCAGTGGCAAACCCGGGTATCTTGGGGGTGATGCTGGGCACGCCCGGCAAGCCCATCTCCGGAGGCGGAACCAGCGTGATAGGTATCACGAGCTGCTCAGCCAGTCCGGCGGCGATGTCGGCGACCTGCTGCTTCAAGGTCTCCGCGCTTTCGAAGTCCATTCCGAACGATACCTCGACGTTTTGCACAGCCTTGATGCGCTCCTCGAGGTCGGCCAGGTTCAGGCGGTTGACGTCATCCGCAGCCTTGGCATTACCAGCCTCGACCTCTGCGGCCTTGTTGGCGATGCGCTCCACCTCCTTGGCCACGCCTTCGAAGCCGTAGCTGTTCGCGCCAGCGTCCTTCAGTTGCTGAAGGATCTGAAGCGCGCGGCGCGCCTCCTCGATCGCTTTTTGGTTGTTGCCAGCGGTCAGGGCGTTGCGAGCCGAGGCCTGGGCCGCAGTGGCATCACCAAAGGTCTGCGTTCCGGAGGTGGGCGTCGCCTGGATGCCCTTCACCAGATCGGCAAACTCCTTGCGGACATCTGCCTGGCGCGAAAGCGCGTCGTTGAGGTTCTTGGTGGATTGCTCAAGGAGGGCCTTGGTCCGAACAACCTCAGACTGGAGATCGGCGACGTTCTGTTCCCGAGCCCGCTTCAGGGCATCGTTCTGGCTCTTCACGATCTGCTCTTGTCGAGCCTTCTCGGTGGCGAGGGTGGCTGTGAGGCTGCCCTCCCCCCTTTTTACCAGCGTATTCGCCGTGTTGATTCCCTTGGCAACATCGTTCAACTGGTTCGCAACCCAGTCGACGACGCCTGTTTCCTTCGCGCGACGCCCCCAGTATTTCTGGGTTTCGGAAAAGATCCGGTTCAGCCCCGCACCAATCTCCGGGGCAAACGACGCCATCTCCTCGCGGAGCTTCGGCAGTTCCTTCCGCAACGCGATAACGATCTGCTCCGAGGTCAGTTCGCCGGCGGCAGCCATCTCGCGAAGCCGGCCGACAGTCACCCCGAAGGAGTCCGCCAGGGCGCCAGCAATGCGATCCGAGGACTCCAGAACGGTATTGAACTCTTCGCCCCGCAGAACACCACTGGCGATGGCCTGGGAGAACTGGGTAATGACCGAGGCCGACTCCTCGGCAGATGCCCCACCGATTTTCAGGCCGAGCGACACCGCCTCTACGGTTTCGAGGGCGGCTCGCTGATCCATGCCCGCATCACGAAGCGGGCGCTGTAACCGCGAATAAAGGCCGATGAGGTCGCCGACATCGCCCTGAACATCATCAGCGATACGGTCGAGTTCGATCTGCGCGGTGTTGAACTCTTCCTGCGAGCGGGTTGCCAGGCGAAGCCTAGAATCAAGCCGGCCAACAGTGTCGGCCCCGTTCGCTAGCTTCGCCGTTGCAGCGCCTACCGCGGCGGCGAGACCTGCAACCGCCAGTGCCGGGCCGCTCCCGCGGAGAGAGCCGATGCTCGATAGCCGCGAGCCGGCACCAAGCGAGTTGAGTTCGCTCTTGGTCTCCGCGATCTGCTTCTTGAGCGCCCGCTGCGCAACGGCAAGCTCCCTTGTGGATAGCGTTCCGCTGGACCGAAGCAAGCGATATTGCTGGTTCAACTGCCCGATGGCAGCCTGCAGTTCGCGCACCCTGGCGACTCCCAGGGCGCTACGCGCTTGCTCCAAGTTGTAGCGGCGCTGCTCGATCGCGCTCTGCTTGATCGCTGCGGCCTGTTGCCGGAGGCTGGTGGTGGCCGCATCATTCCGGCCAGCCTGGAGGTTTCGATCCAGCTCCCGCTGGAGCCGCTGCCGTTCGGATGTCAGGCTCCTCGTATCCAGCCCGGCCTGCTTCAACTCCCGGCGCATCGCTCCGAGTTTGGCTACCTGGACGGCCTCTGCCCGCTCCAGGCTTCGCAGGTCAGAAATGGAGTCCCGGTACGCCTGCTGCAATTCGCGGCTTGGCCTGATCGTCGATGCCAGCTCGTTGCCGAGCGTGCGGATCTGCTCGCGCGCCGAGCGCGCCTGGCGTTGCGTGTCCTCAAGGGTGCTTTCGAGAGCAGTGAAATCGTTTAAACGCTTGAGAGGTTGCGCGACTTGCCTGACCAGTTCGGCGTATTCCTTGCGGAAACCTGACACATCGCGCAGCGCATCATCGAGGTCAGCAGTCAGCCGGATCTTTACGTCAGCCATTTCATTCAGCCTTCAGCGCGGTCAAGAACAGCGACCAGGGATATTCAAGGACGTGGTGATGCCCAAGCCTCACCAGAACGCAAATGGCGCGCTCCAAACTCCTCAAGGCTTGTCGCGGAGTTTCGAGAGACGGCCCAGCATTCCGAAAAAATGCGGGTTCACCTCTTTACATGCATCCCGCAACTTGGCGAGCTGGCTAGGCCGGAGATCGTTAATTTGGCTCTCCGTAACCGACGTCATCAGGCACAGATCGGAAAGCCTGATATCTTCGAAGAGAGCATTACTGACGAGGTCTTGGTCACTGACCTCTTGCATTAGCTTTCGAACATCCGCAACGCTAAGTTCGCGAACAGTAATTTCAACCCCATCGATATCCACAACCCTGCTCGCAGTAAAGCTAGACATTTCAACCCTCCGGGAAACACAAGCCCCGCCGTAGCGGGGCAATCATGAGCGAACCTGCTGACAGGACCAATATCACGCAGTAGCCAGTTCCTTCTTGATGTTGAAGTACTTCGACTTTCCGGCGCCGACCTTGGTCGGGTCCATCAGCACCTTGGCAGTGGCCTCGGCGGCCAGGAAGTCTTCGGTATTGAGCCAGTCCTGTTGGCTCGACGGGTTCAGACGGCACCGGAAATAGCGCGCCTGGATACGGCGCTGGGTACCGGCTGCGTTCTCACCCTCGAAAAGGCATTCGAACGTCTTGCCGCTGTTGGTCAGCGCCTCGATCACATCCACGGTGGCGGACTTGTAAGTCACCTTGATCGGCGTGGCCGCAGAGATCGCCCCCCCCTCAACGATTTCGATGCCGGCGCCGGTCATGTTCCAGTCGTCGAACTCTTCGTAGGTCGTGCTGCCGTCATCGCTCTTCACGCTGGTGATCTCCAGCGGCATGAAGTCGAGCGCGATCGTGCCTCCCGGAACGGCGGTGTGCGCTTCGTCGGTATGGGTGGCAGAAGGAACGTTGGTGGCGTCCCCCCACACCAAGGCAGCCAGGATGCTGGTCTTGAGTTCGCGGAAGTTGATCGACAACCCGACCGAAGTGATGCGCGAAACGGCATCGTACTCACCACCCTGCGGGGTGGTGGTATCCGGCAGAGTGATCTCGTTGGTCTCGATGGTCTGCTGGATAGTGGACACCAGGCCAGCGAACTGGAAGGGTGCGGTGGAGCCAGACTCGCGGATCTTGAAGGGTCCGCCGATCACGTACGTCTCTTTCTCGATAGCCATATCAGGCCTCCTTCTTGATCACGCCTTCGCGGCGCAGGAATTCAACCTGGTCAGGGCTGACGTTGATCTTTTCGCCGGCCGCCTTCTCCTCGCCCTGGTGCCAATGCACCTTGGCCAGGGTGACCTCGACGGCTTTGTTCAGCGCAGCCGGAGGCGCGGCGTCGACCGTGGCCGGCACCTGGGGATCGCTCTTCATGGGTTACCCCTCGATGATGGTTTTCAGATAGACAGGGATTCGAATCACGGCAGCGGCCACCGCATCACCCGGCGGGTAGGGTTCGGGCGCGCCCAGTGTCAGCCCGGTAATGCCGCGGTCTCGGGGCAGCCAGCGCAGGAACTGCCCCTTGGGGGCAGGCATCAGGCACGCCAGCAGGTCGAGCTGCAGGTCCTCCAGGGCCTCTTCATAGCGGTCATACCCGCCTTGCACCGCGCCTACCACGTCGAAGCCGCGATGGAAGCGAACGCCGGCGTCGAGATGCTCAGGCGGCTGCTCCTTGGCCGGCTGAACGACGATCAGCGGGAAGCCTTGCCTGCACTCCTTGATCAGTTCGTTGAGCCAGCCGGAGAGCACACGGGTACCTGCATCCGTGCGGTAGCCGTTGGCCGGCGTGATCGTTTGCAGGCGCGCCAGCAACGCTCGTCGCCCCACGGTCAAGACGTTGGGTTTCAGCATAGGTTCTTCCTGCAGGCGGCGGTCAGGATGTGCCCATCGTCCGCAACCATCTCTTCAACCATGAAGCGCTGACCACCCACGATGAACACGTCACCCCGACTCGCGCCGGGCAGATCGATCTTGCGCCAACTGATCCCGATCTTGTCTGTCTGAAACATGCCCTCCGGACCCGTCATCATCAGGTTGTGATCAATGATGACCTCGAAGCCGCAGGACGGTGGCGCGCCCGAGGCGCTCTGGTGAGTCGCCCGCCCATCGGCGAAAGTCTTCATTACCGTCTGATGTAGGCGATCCCGCCAGTTCGCCCAACCCATGGGACTAGCCTCCTGCACCTTCAGCCGCTGGAGCCGAAACGCCATTGAGCCGGCAGCGGCCAACCGCGGAGGGATTTGCTGCCGCCTCGGTAGCCAGCCCCACCAGGACCAGGCCCGCGCCAGGCGCATTGGTCAGATCGCCACTGGCTGCATCCAGGTAGAGCGGATCACCCACGACCCACGCTTGGGCGGCCACCTTCTGCAGCTCGAACACGCCAGTCGTTTTCAACTCGACGGGCTGCCCATCGGTGACGGTGGTTGCGGCGACGCCGAGGATGGCGCCGACCTTGTACAGCTTGCCCGATACTGCTCCACCAGCGGGGGCGGGGACGGTGAGCATGTCGCCATGTTGGATGAAGGTCTTCATGATTTACCTCGCAAGGAGTTCGTAGAAACACAAAGGGCGCCCCGTGGCGCCCTTCAGCTTGACTCTGCCGATCAGTTACCGGCGTTCTTGTAGGCCCCGCGGTAGTCGATCCAGGCCGCGCCGAAGACCAGCCGCGCCTTGATCTCCATGCCGTCCACCTCGAACCCCTCGCGGGTCTCGGTGAAGACGCCCTGCTCGCCTTCCAGGTAGGCATACTCAAAGGTGTCAACGACGCCCGGCGCGGCGTACAGGTACCACTGGTTGCCCGTAATGCGCGCATCGACGATCACCGTCAGCGAGGCGTTGCGGCTGTCGTTGATGTCGGCGTTCTTCGCCGGCACGTAGTTGGAACTGGTGAACTGGAAGGCCTCCAGCTCCTTGTCCGGCCCCACCACCAGGAACTCCGGCGCCAGGTTGAGGAAATGCCCGGCCTTGGACTTCTGCTTGCGCATCGCGGCACGAGCGGCCGCCAGTGTGGCGGTATTGATCGGGCCGCCGCTGGCGGCGACGTTGCCGTGCGCATCCGAGAACAGGTCCTCTCCATCGACGAACTCCGGATTACCCAGCAGCAGATCCCACACTAGGTTCGATTCGGTCTGTCCCGCCGCCGCACCCAGCGCTTGCGGAATACGTGTCAGCGCCGAGAGATCATCATTGACGATCGCCTCCCAGGTGATCGCGATGATCTTGCCGAACTTGGCCACCTTGATCGGCGCGCCTTCTTCGCCCAGGGAGCCGTACTTGTACTCCCCGTGCTCGTTGACCTTCTCCAGCGCGGCGATATCGCCCAGCGCCACGCGGGTTACCTCGCGGAAGTCCGGGACGGTGGTCTGGCGGCCGAGCGGGCGCCAGGTCTGCGGCGCCAGCTCGTAGGCATCGCGCAGCGTTCGGTTCACGGTGCTGCCCAGAAGCAGCGGGAAATCGCTGGTGGTGTGCATGCCCGCTGCCCGGAACGCCTGGCGGTCACAGCCCAGGGCAGCGCGCGCCACTTCCTGCGGGGTCAGTCCGCGGACCTTCCCCCCAACCAGTTCCACGGACTCGCGGGCCATGTCGATCAAGCGCATGCCGCGAAACTCGCGGGCGGCCTCCTCCAGCTTCACCTTGGGGTTGCAGCGATGCAGCAGGGCGTTTTGCATCGCCTCGCGCTTGGCGGCAACGACCGACAGGTCGATATCGCTGGTCACGCCGGCGTGCGCGCTACGACTTTCCGGCTGCTCGGACTGCTGCCGCTCGGCCAGCTTGTCGATCAGCTCGGCGCTGGCCTGCTCGAGGGCCACGCCGCGCGAGATCAAGTCCTCCGCCACGTCCTCGTCCAGCCCCACCTTGCGCGCCATCTGGCGGATGCTCAGGCAGCGCTTGCGCTCAGCCTCGGCGGCTTCACGGCGAATCGACTCCTCGGCCGCGCGTTTCTCTTCTTCGGTCATTGCATTTTCCTCTCTTGGGTTGGCCACGGCGGCCGGTTGTTCGGTCGGCGTCTCGGCCTCCCGGGTCTCGAAAAGGGTGGTGAAACGTTGGCCCTGGTAGTCGGCAGGAGTCTTGGCGTTTCGCACCTTCGCCCCATCGTCGAATCCAATCGGCACAAGGGAGAGCTCCATTGGCTCCCAGTCCACTGCCCTGTAGGTCGGAAGCTTATCGTCAGGGGCCTCGATCAACTCGTAGCGATGGACGGAATAGCCCACGCTGATATTGCGCAGGATCCCGTCGCGCACGTCCTGGAAGATCGACTCGACATCCTCGCGCTTGCTGAAGCGGACCAGTGCGTGCCCCGCTCCCCCTTCCAGCCAGGCGCGTTCGACGACGCCAACCACGTCACCCAACTCCCAGGCGCTGTGGGTGTTCAGGAACGGCGCGCCGTTGTTCAGCCGGTCCAGTCGGACCGCCTCGGGCGTCACCTCCAGTTCTTCCATATACGCGCCGATATCCCAGGACCAGCGCCGCCCCTTCGCCCCGGTAGTCCAGGTCAGTTCAGCGGTTCGGTTCTCGATATCGACGGAGCCCGGCCGCACCGCGGCGCGCAGGCTCAGCATCGGCGTCTCATGCGTCTGGGTCATTGCCGTCATCTTTTGAAGTCTCTTCAGGTGCTTGCTGGGAATTGCTCCCCTGCGGTTTGGCTTGCGCCTGGCCCCCGTTGGAGACCTTGCGCGCGTCGTAGTCGAAGACCAGCCCGAGCTCATCCACCTTCGACAGGTGGGCGGCATAACGGGTCAGCACATCGTCCGGGTCGGTGTAGCCCATCTCGCGCAGCGCATCGTCTGGTGTGATCAGGCCAAGGCGCAGGCGATCCTTGATCACGCTCACCTCGGCACTCGGATCCACCATGTCCCGGCGCGGCGGTACCCATTCAGACAAGGCGTCATCCAGGACGCCGCCAGGCAGCAACGCTTGCGCCTCCATGAACCACTTCCAGACCGGCTCGCAGAGTTGTGGAATCAGCATCCGCCACTGCCATACATCCACCCGCCGGGCGAAATGCAGCCAGCCCATCCGGCCACTGGAGAAGTTGACGCCCTTCAGGTCGCCGGCCAGCAGTTCGTACGGCACCCCAAGTCCAACTGAGATCGCATGCAGGGCCTGCCACGAATAGGCGGAGTAGCCGTTGAAGACCGGCGGCGCCGCGAAGCTCACGCTCTCGCCAGTCCCCAACTCCTGGATCAGCCCGGGTTCCATCCGCTCGATCAGCGGCGGCCTCTTTCGTTCGAGCCCCGTGATCGACTCATCCTTGGTGACGAAGGCCGCGAAACACGCCGCGATCTTCGCCTGCTCCATGATCGCGTCCTCCATCTCGTCGAAGCTGCGCATGCGCTGCATCACCGGCGCCAGCCAGCTGTAGCCGCGCGCCTGCCCCGGGCGCTTGGACAGAAAAACGTGAATCACGTCCTCGGCGGGAATGCGCCTCGACTCCAACGAACGCATTGCCAGCGTACTCCCGGGGTGCTCGTCGAACAGCCAATAGGCGACACGCCGCCCCACCGGATCGAACTCCACCCCCTGGATGATTTCGTTCTTGCCATTCTTGCCACTGCGCGCTTCATCGAGAAAATCCGCCTCCAGCACTTGCAGTTGCATCGGTACGGGTAACCCATCGCTACTGAAGCGCTTCCGCCGTCGGACCAGGCATTCGCCCGCCTCGACAATGGCCTCCATGACCTTGTGCTGCAGGCCATAAAAGTTCTCCAACCCGTCGGCGTCGCAGGCCAACGTCTCGGCCCAGGCCCGCCAGAGCGCGCCCAGCTTGTTGTTGGCTCGATCACTGCGCGCCATGGGCCGGGGTACCACCCCCGCACCCACTACGTTGTCGGCAATCCCCGTCACCGCCCGCTCGGCATAAGGGTTGTTTCGGCGCAGATCCCGTGCACGGTTGCGCAGTCGCCCAAGCGCCGGGGCGTTCTCGGCATTGGCATCGGTCCCCGCCGAGCGCCAACCTTCATTGCGCCGACCGCCCGCGGCTCCCTCGAAGCGTCGAGCCAACAGACCCGCCGAAAGCTCCGCGCGAATTTTCTTCAGGCGCAGTTCGGCGCGTCTCGCGGCCAGGCCGGGAAACCAAGTCTCGAACACGCTCATGTCAGTAGCCTTTGGAAAAAGAGGTGTAGCGGCGTCCGCCGTCGTTGTTCGCAGAAAGCCCCAGTTCATCCTCCATCAACCGGAGGATACGCAGCATCTCTTCAACCGACCGGTAGGTGACGCTGCGATCCGCATAGCGAACCGAAAGCGCCCCCTCCGCCACCGCCCCTTTCAGGGCTCGGTATTGTTCCAGGGTGTAGGTCATCACGCTTTCTTCCAGTAAGAGGACTGCACCCGCGGGCGCTCATCCGTAGTTGGCGATAGCGCCTCAACTCCCGCAGCGGCCAACCTCTCCAAGTCCAGGCCGAAACGTTGCTGGCTGATTCGCAACGCGGCCAGGGCGTACACGAAACAGTCCAGCGCTTCGTTGCGGCGCCCTTGATTGTCCCAGCGATACTGCTGTACACCCTTGACGACCTTGAGCACCTTGCTTTCGGAGGTCAGTTGCCTGACCTCCATCTCGTCGCAAATAAGGTCGTTTGCCGGCAAATGGATTACCTGGGGCTGGGTAATGCCTGCCTGGGACTTCGACACATCCAATGGCAGTCGTAGGCGGCTGTAGAACAGCTCTTTGGCGTTATCCGTACCGACGGTTGTCAGGTACACGCCTCGCTTGTTGCGTTTCGTGGGGAAGCTGGCGATCGGCTTGCCGTAAACCGGTGCGCCGATGATTGGGATCATCCAAAGCAAGCCGTTCTTCTTGCTGTCGTCGCAGACTTGATCGATGTAGTGGCCGCCAGCATCCCAACACCAGCGCTCTACTTTCATCACGAGGCCATCGCTCCGAGTGAATTGGCGGTGCAGTTCCAAATCGCGCTTGCGGCGCAGCTCTTCGCCACCTGGATCACCCATCAGCACGAAGCGATAAACCAGCCAGCACTCTTCGTTAGGCCCCCATGCCCAGACTCTCCCCTCATAGCGATCATCCTGCGTATCGCCGCCGCCAGTGAGGATCACCGCCTGGGCCGGGATCTCGCCTTGCCAGACCTCGCGACGCCCAAGCAGCACGTCCCACTCGACGCGCTCGCCCTGGTCTTCCTCCCATGTCTCGCCAAGGGTTGTGTTGACGAAGGTCTTCAGGTCGCTGCGACTACCCTTCGCCTGAAGGAAGTCCTGTGCAATCCGACCCCAGGTCACAAAGAAGCTATAGGCTGTCCAGATGTGAAAGCTGATGGACTCTGGGGTAGGAATCGGCGCCCCCTCCACATCGAAAAAGTCGAAACCATCCCGGGTCCAGATTCCAGTCTTTTCGCAAATCCAGCGCGCCTTGTACTGCACCTCAAGCGCCTCTGAGTAGCGGATCAGGCATCCGGTAGCCTCACACACGTACCAGGCATCCTCAGGCTGTTCAGGGTCCCACTTGATGCCATAGGCGCAATCCTTGCCGCCCCACTTCAAATACTGCTCTGCGCCACAGTGAGGGCAAGGAATGTGATAGCGCAGCAAGTGTGGCGATTTCTGGACAGCACCCTCAATCTGGCATCCGCCTCGATCGATTGGACCTCGCAGCTTAGGCGTGCTGCCCCTGATCGATTTCGGAAAAGTAGAGCCTTCAATCCGCTTGTCACCCAGGACGAGCGGAGACCCCTCCTTATCGATGTCGTGATCAAAGGCTGCCAATTCGTCATAGATGACAGTGTCAGCAGAAATAGCTCGATAGTTCTTCGCTGCCTTACCGCCGCGGCACCACAACTGCTTGCCATGGCTGAATTTCTTGATGTCGAGCGTGTTGTCCCGGCTCTTCTTGCCGCACCAAGGCGCCAGCGCGCGAACGGCTCCAACGTCCCGGATCATGGTTTCGATCTCGGACTTCATGAACAGGTCGGCGCTACCATCATCTGGCACGAAGAACGCGATATGCCGACGCTTGTGCTCAATCTGGTAAGCCGAGGCCGCCAGCAGCATCTTGGAGTAGCCGACACGGGCGGACTTGATCACGTTGACGATTCGAATCTCGTCGTTGCCCATGGCGTTGAGCATCGCAACCTGGTAGGGGAGCGTCTCCCAGCGACCTTCTTGGTAGGAAGATTCGCTGGACAGGTAAAAATTATCGTCAGCCCATGCCACAGGAGTCTGAGGCGCGTCTCGGCGCAGAGACAGTAAGCCGGCTGACATAGCAGCCTGGCAGGCCTCAATCTGCACTGTCGATAAACTCGTCATGCCACTCCGGTAGGCGATCTGCCGCCTGGGCGATAGTGTTGCGCGCCTTTGTCAGCTCTCGGCTAATCGAGTCGAGTTGCCCCGGAGTGAGATCGGGGTGACGGCGCCGCAGCGTCATGACCACCGTATCGAATATCGAGCCGGCGGCCGGAATGAATTTTGCGAAAGCGAAGGTGATGAATTCAGCAGGTATCAGCCGCTTCTTGGTTACTTCGTTCTTTAGCTCCTGAGCCTCAGACTGGGCCGCAGTAAGCCGCAGGCGCTCTTGAGTGAGCCGGTATTCGATCAGCGGGTCTATGTCGCCAGAGTCTGGGGCCGTTTCCGGTTTGACCTGAGCGTTTCCGAGTCCTCGCAGATAGCGGATATAGGCCAGCCGGCATGCATCCACGTCGAACCCGCCCCTGCCCTTGGAGCCAGGCAGCACACCGTCTGCGATGAGATTGCGCACCTGGCGATCACTGAGATCGAGGTGCTTCGCCACTTCGATCTGAGTTGCCATGCGATACCCAACCGGAACCGGAAACGGAAGTCGTGAAAAATGCCCGTATATAGAGCGAGAACGAGGCTCGAATTACCCTCTGACGGGGGCACCCCGGGGAGGACCCGCGACGCACCACTTTGGTGCATCCATCAGCGCCTCGCAGCGAACCGAGCAGCGACTCCGCGCATCGCCACCTCGAACTCACGCGGCAGGTTCTCGTCGGCGTACTGCTGCGCGATCTCGAAGAAGCTCAGCCGGCGGCGATACGAAGGGCGAGACACGAAGGCCATGATGATCGAGACGGCATCGCGGCCTCGACCTGTGCGCTCAGCAATGCCTATGGGCTGGCCCTTGCGTGTCATGACGAAGTAGCGGCGAGCATTACCCTTCGCTCGGCTCCGTCTGCTATCGGTAGCGTTCGCGTTGTACCCGGCCTGGCTGAAGCCGCGGATGCCGCTCAATGCCTTGGTGACCTGGCCGCGCCTGATGTTCCCGTAGCGATCCAGGTCCGCGCCGGCACCAGGCACCACGTACTTACCTTCGGGCAGTATCCCCTTGGCCCTGAGCTGAAGCTCGGCCGGCTTGTTCCGACGCGGCCCACCGTAGACCTCGGGGGCAATCCACAGCGATGCAGGCTGCGCACCGTCCGCTTCGTCCTTGAACCAAACCCGCGCTTCCAGCCGATCTTTCCTGGCCGGCACCATGCGCAGGCTGTTCAGGGTGTACGGGGTCGGGCGGTCGAACACGACACGCATCTCATCACGCAATCGATCCATCAGGCCTTGCGCGGTCCGCGTAAGCGCAGTGGCTGTCGCGTAAGGAATCTGCCGCTGCTCAAGCTCAGTCAGGTCGGCTAGCTGCTGCTGGAACCCTTCCGGCTTGATGCTGATCATCTTCGGCAATACCTCGGCAGGCCGGCGATGTGCTTACGCAACGCCGCGATCATCAGTTCGCGTCGCTCGACTCCGGCTCGGAGATCAGAAACAACTTGTCCATCAGCGGCAGCAAGGACGGCTCTTCCTGCATCAGCGCTGCCGGAGGCTCCGGGAGCCTGGTGCACTCCGTCTGCGGGGCAGCGGGCTTTGACGTACACGACGCGAGCACCAGTGCCGATAGCATCGCGGCGCAATTGGTTTTCTTCATGGGAGGCCTGTAGTGCTGCTTGGTAGGTTCGGGCCAGGACATCGGTCTGGACCTGCGCCTGGATGTCGCGCTGGGCCTGCTGGGCCATGGCGGTGATCGTCTCGGCGGATTGCTCGACGGCGGCCTGCAGGTCATCACGCTGGGCGGTCACGTGATCGAGGCGCCAGAACACAAGCGCGCCTACCAGGGCGACCACCAACCAGGGCCGCCAGGTCACTGGTCGATCCTCCGACCAACCTTGAACATGAACGTCTGCTCTTGATCGAGCATCGAGTTGACGATGCCCTCAATTACCGAGAATAGAGAGACGACCATCTCAAGCGGCGCCCACTTCGCGAACGCCAGCGGGCAATCGCTATCGACATCCCCCAGCCACATCGGAATGCCGTAATAGCTCCCATGGTGCGAAACGCCGAACTGTCGAGCTTCGGCTTTCGTCGTGAACCCGAGCATCATTCCCCCTTGAGCGCAACACGCGCCCACTCGAGGCGAGCCGCACGGTCATCTGCGCCGTTGTAGCCACTGTTGATCTTGAGGGTGATCCGCTCGAAGCGACCCTGGTCGGCCAGTTCGTTTAAACCCCTCGACTTCCACCACCATGCCGACGCGATGGCAGCCCAGGTCCGTTGCTCAAGCAACTCCGGTTGCGCCACCAATGGCAGCGCCAGGGCGCGGGCGGCTTCGGCGTAGTTGTCGTGGCCGGTGATCATGATCAGTCCACGACCACGGTATCGATACCCATCGCCCGTATCCGGCGACCCATTGCCCATCCGGTTTGCGTAGACGCGGTTCGCGATGCGCTCTGGCTGGCGGGCGTACTGCTTCGCCTCGGCCGGCGTGAACCGCTTCGGCCAGGTCTTGAGCAAGCCCTCGGCGGAGTAGTTCAGGTTCTCGACCAGGCGCTTGAGGCTCTGGCTTTCGTGCCCGACCTGAGCCAGGAACATCGCCACGCGCTCGGGCGTGTTGATCTCGAACCGAGCCAGGGCGCCGTTGATGTGCTCGACCCAGGTCGATGCAGTAGCGGCGCCACAGCCGGTAGCGCGGTCGAGTTGATCGGCGGTGATCTTCATTCGCCAGACCCTCGACGAGGCAGCTTGATCCCTGCGTAGCGGTCGGCAAGGTCACGGATCTTCTCAACGCCCAGGAAGCCGATCCAGCCACCGATGAAGGTGGCCATGCTCTGCGGCACACCGAAGAACTCGAAGCCGCTGATGATCGTCAGCGCCAGCCCGCCGCACAGCGCACCCTCCAAGAGAGCCTGCCGGCGAGTGCCTCCGCCGTAGATGATCCTGGCCATAGCCATGGCCCACGACAGCAGGGAGGCGTAGATGATCGGCGCATGCTGGCTCAGCCAGGCGAGCAGGGCCGCCCAAGTGTCGGGTTTGTCAGGCATCTTCATCGTCTCGATTCCCCTCGCCGGGGCGGAAATGAAAAAGCCCAGCGCGAGGGCTGGGCCAGGGATAGGTGCAGGTGCGGCCTTTCAAGGGGGCCGCGCGCCCCGCAGCGCAATGCGCCACTTGCAGAAACGGAAAAGCCCAGCTCGAAGGCTGGGCTCTTTGTTGCTCGATCCTCAAAACGCGCAAGATCGGCAGGATGGGATAAATACTGATGGAGTGATGACGGCAAGTCAAGCCCTATGCCGCGTCCTTGGCCAGCAAGCCCTCCGCATTGAGGATCTGCTCCGCCGCCACCAGCGCCTCGTCGACCATTTCGTCGAGAACGCGATGAATCTTCCTGCGCCACTCACGCCGAGTCGACTCGGGCTTCCCATCGAGATCCCATGTGTTCATGTCGTAGAACTCATCCGGCAGGACGATCATTCCAGACGATCGAGCCATAAGGCGCTTCCGCTTCACTCGCTCTGCCTCCAGCGCGGCGCGCACGGCCCTGGCTTGCTTTTCTGGTGATCCGTCCACTGGGATTTCGACAGAGACGGTTTTTCGCAGCGCCGGCTGAACACCCTTCAGTTTCGGAATCGCCCAAGTCGTTATGGCCTTGTAGAGGAAAAGAGCAGGAGCCGGCGTTGCGACCACCGACCGCAGAAGAGAGATCGCCTGAACTTTCTTACCCTGGTGAGTGCTGTACTTCGCCACCAGCGCCGCCCAGTGGCGCGGAATGAGTTGGTCATGCAAGCGAGCATGTACCCAGCAATCGATTTGCTGCCTGAGATCAGCGGATACCATCACTCCGCCACGACGACCAGGCTCGCCGGCCTGATAGAGCTTTTGCCATGCCTGCTTGCTTGTGTTGTCGATGCAGTCTGCTGCCAGCGCCGAAACGACCGCACTTGAAACGCTTTCGTAAATCATCGTCCTCTCCTCCAGCGCGCGTAGCGCCAATGGCTGGTCAATCCCCTCGAAAGTGAGCGCCGCCAGCGCCCTTCCGGTTGTTCTCTTCTCGCGCCAGCCTGCTCGCCTGGCGTCGCTGCTCTTCCAGCAGCCGCTTTACCCACATCCGCAGTTGCACAACCGCATCCCGCTGCTCCAGCGCCAGCCCCGTCGCCCCGTCGACGAAGCCAGCGGCGCCGCACGCGTCGCAATCAATGTCGTAGAACACTCCCCGGCGCTGACCGTGGCCATTGCATGCGGCGCACGGCTCTAGGTGACGCGGCTTGTTCGTAAGATCCGGACCATGCTTCTTCATGCGGCAGCCCTCTTCGCGTCCCTGGCCTTGGCTCGATACAGGGCCTTGATTGCCTTGATCTCTTCCACAGTCCACTTCCTTGCATCGTGCGGGCCCTCCAGGCGCGCTACAGCCGCAGCGCCGATCTTCGCCACAAGGTTGATCCGGTAGTTCACGACGTCTCCCGACTTGTGGTTGTTGCATGGGGCGCATTGCTTGTGGACGTTGTCCTCGTCGAACCTCAACTCGGGATGGGAGCCTACGGAGCGGTAATGCCCGGCGTGATACTGCCCGTCATGAAAGCGCCCACAACTGATGCAGGGGCGGTCCCAGTCGCGCCAGCGGATGAACTCGTTGAATGCGGCCTGAGCCTCCCTCAAGTGGTCTGCACGGCTCTTCAACTTCTCTTTCCGAACCTTGACCTCGCGGCGCTCGCGCTGCTGGATCGACTTGCGCTCCTTCTCCTGCTTCTGCCGGGCGATGACGATTCCGCATTCAGGGCTGCACCACGTCTGAAACGACTTCACCGGGACGAATGGCGCGCGGCACGTCGACACTGCGCACTTCTTCGGTCGGGGCTTCCGTGCGGACAACGTCATGCCACCTCCCGCGGATAGGTGATCTGGTGATGGCGCTCGCAAACATCCTGAGCCTCTTTCGCCGACGCAACCGGGGCGCAAATGAATTCACCTTGAACGCTCGCCCGGTAGTGAGCTTCGCCGGCCACCAATAGTTTGCAGACCTTGTAGGGCGGTGAGCTGTCACTAACCGCCAGATAATCGTTGAGCGCCTTCCACTTCATGAACGGGACTCCTGTAGCTGTTGTATGGCCTCGTTGTGCCGGTTGATTCGTTCGTTGAGATCGGCGCGCCGCCTGGCGGCTTCGTCCTTCTCTTTCTGCTCGCGCTGAGCGCGGTGTGCGGCGAGACTTGCCTTGAGCTTCGCCATGTTTTCCGCGAACCCCTTCGGTGCCTTCGTGACCTCGGCAGGGGCATTACCAGTTAGCAGCCCGGAGATCGCCTGTCCGGCATCTGTTGGAGCGGGCAGTTGGAGCACTACAGTCCCCTCCAGGCGCGCCACCTCGGAGGCCGGCAGTCGGTTGAGCGCTGCGGCTTTCTGTATCCCTGCCTGACGCCCTGACTCGTCGTGACCAAGGGATACGCGCCACTCAACAGGAAGCGCCTCTCGCCGGGAGCGAGACACTGCGCGCTCATAGGCCGAGATGAACGCCATCCGGGCGCCCACCTTGTCTCTCGCCTCCAGGATCGGCGCAGCGATGGTGAGTGCCTCCTGGATCTCCGGAGTGATGACCACCGTTGCACGCTCGTCAGATGCTTCCAGCGCCAGCGCCCAGGCCTCATTCGGTTCAGGACGACCATCGACCGCCTGCACGCGCTGCAGGATGGCGGCGAGGGTGAGTTTTCCGGTCAGCTCTCGGCGGCACGCCTGCAGAGCGCTACGGATCGCATCCCCCGGATAATCCGCGAGATCCTTGGCCATCAGCTTCGCGGCATTGGCGCTCATCTCCTGACCAAGCGTTTCGGCAGTTGCTACCAGCGCGGCGGCCAGGTCAGCCTGTTCGTCAGAGGAAAGCATTGGCACGGCCCTCCTCTCGGATGCTCTCCGCAGCCTCCTTCGCGGCGTTCAGGTTCGCCTGAGTGCGCTCCAGTTGCCGAGCCGTGGTCCCGTTCATCTGCCGGTCAGTCGCCCACTGGGTGCGATACGACTCCGCCTTGGCCAGCAGCGAGCCCAGGTCGTGACAGTTGCGGATCAGGTAGGCGTCGTTGATGCCGACGAAATACGCGGCCACCGCCGGAGCCTCCTCAGCGCCCAAGCGCTTCAGCAGGTCGCGAACCTGACCGTTGACCTTTGAGTTTCGCACCGGATGGGTTCCGTACCGGTGCTGGTACGCTGCCGCATACGCCGACCAGATCGCTCGGCATGCCTGTTGCCGATCACGCTCCGCATCGGGCTGGCCGGAATCGGCCGGCAAAAGGTTCCCTGATGGTTCCCTTGTAGGTTCTATTACGGTTCTGGGTGCAGATGCTGCGGGGGTGGGGTGCATTTCCTGCGGGGGTTGGGGTGCAGCATCTGCGGGGGTGGGTGCAGATCCTGCGGGGGTGCATTTCCTGCGGGGGTGAACCTTCTGCGGGGGTGCAAATGCTGCGGGGGTTACGGTGAACATCGTCGAGCGCCCCTGGCGCGCTTCAATGCTCAGCGCCTTGCACTCGTTCAGCACCTTGATGGCCTGCTGCACGGCACGTTCGGACAGACAGGTGCGCTCGGCGATCTTCGCCACCGAAGGCCAGCACACGCCCTCGTCGTTCGCGTTGTCCGCCAGGCTGATCAGCACAGCCTTCTGCGCCGGCGTCAGCCCCTGTAGCGGCCAGCAGGCCGACATGATGATCGTGCTCACTGGCTCACCTCCGGCGACACATTTTCTTGATTCGTGATTTCGTGTCGCGACACGCTGCCGAGGATCACAGCTTGCCCTCCCCGATCTTCCGCGCCAGCACCGAGAGCCCCTTGGCAGTGATGCGTACCTGGCTCGCCGCACGCTCGTCGCCCTGGTCGTCACGACCGAGAACCGTCACCTTGTGCATGATCCAGCCGTCTTGGATTCGTGGCTGATAGCCGATCCAGCGAGCAGAGCCGCTCCGGCGGTAGATCCATCGGTTCTGCTGGAGCCAGTCAAAGAGCCTGGAGGGGCTGACCTTCAGGTGCTTGGCAGCATCCGTGATGCACATCGTTCCGGCTGCGCCGCTGAGGCGCTCCAAGGCCTGGACCTTGGGTGCCTGCTCGTTGATGACCAATCGCAGCGCCTGGTTCTGTTCGGCCTGGTCGGCGGCGAGCCTGAGCGCTTCCGGCAAACTGGTTGGGATGCTCGGAACCTGGCTGGACTCCAGTTCGTGGAGTCGTCGAATCACCCGGTACCGAAGGGGAACGCTGTAACCAGAGATGAGGGTCTCGGTCAGGTCTCGGTCAAGGTGGAAATTCTCGGTGTACCCGCGGGAGTCGAGGTCTTCCCGGACATGGCTCAAATCTGAGCCATCCCTCCTCAACGCCTCCAGCATCTCCCGAATATCCCTCAAGACGTTCTTGTGCTTCTTGCCGGTCAGCTCCGCAATCTCACGACTGCTCATCGTCAGGACCGGGCCTTGTTGGATGACTGCAACTTGTGACATATTCGTCTCCGTTGGATGTTCGGCACCGCCTACCGGTGCCTCCTCAGAAAGCCCGGTTGCCGCCGGGCTTTTTGCTGTCTGCTCTACTGGATGCCTGAACAGGGGTCGTAGCCGACTACGTAGCGCCAGCCCCTCTCCGTAACATCTGCTACGTGCTATGCCGCACTCCGACCCCGAGGCCTTGCTGGCGCGTCGTAGAGGTCTGGGCGGAGCTGGTGGCGAGTGATGCGAGCGCCAAAGAAGCGCTCAAGATCACGCGCCAGCGCCGCCCCTGGAGTCCGGCCGCAAGCCAGAACCTGCCTGAGGTACGCAACGCTCGTACTGAGCGCCTTCGCAGCGTCATTACGCTCTTGGATGCTGAGCGACTTCCAGAAGGCCCGAAGCGCTTCTGCGTGGGTGCTTTGGGGTGTCTCGACGGCCATAAATGTACCTCCTTGGTACAATCATGGTGAAAAGGTTGTGTACCGTCAAGGTTCTGTACTTTTTAGGTACAGATGATGAAATGGATAGATGATCGATATCACGACAATCCGCCGTGCGAACGCGCTAAAACTGGCCGAAAAGGAAGGCGGCACAGTCGCATTCGCTGCCCGCATAGATCGCGAGCCAACCCAGGTGAGCCGCTTGATTGGCTCGAACCCCACCAAGAACATCGGCAACAAGCTGGCCAGGCACATTGAGGAGAAATTCAATATGCCGCGCGGCTGGCTCGACATTCAGCACACCTCGGAACAACACCAGCGGGCGGCTGAACCGACCGCCGAGTATCGCTCCGGCGGAAATCTGGAGCCCCTATCAGCGTGGTCAGACGGAGACCCGCTCGCGCCGGACGAGGTTGAAATCCCATACTTCGACGAGGTCGAGATAGCGGCTGGCGGTGGGCGAGTGCCTGACCTCGAACTGGCCAAGCGCAAGATTCGATTCCCGAAGGCAACTCTGCGCGAGGCTGCCGTCGACAAGAGCACCTCCGTCTGCGTGAACGTCACAGGCAACAGCATGGAGCCGCTTATTGCAGACGGCTCGATCATCGGCGTCGACCTGTCGGTCAACACGATCGTGGACGGCGAGATCTACGCCCTGAAGCATGACGACCTGCTGCGGGTGAAGTTCGTCTATCGACTGCCTGGCGGCGGCATCCGGTTGCGCAGCTACAACCGGGACGAGTACCCCGATGAGGAGTACACCAAGGATCAGATGCGTGACGGTGGCATCAGCGTGATCGGGTGGGTGTTCTGGTGGTCAGTGATGAGGCGTCGCAAGCACTAGAAGCACATCTGCCCCGTTGTGGTCGGTAGGCTCGGGGCTCGGTCACGCATATCGACAAAATTGGTGCTAGCCTCCCCAAAGGAGGATCTGCAAATGGTTTCACGTCGGCGCACAGTCAGGCTTCCATTTGTCAGCTAGTGGCACCATATTGTCACCAAGCGAGTCAATCTCATTGACAGGGCAATCCCTGTAGAGATAATCGCATCCCCGGGGAAACCTGTGGATAACGTGTGAATGGCCAGGAACGGCCTTTAAGAGGAAATCGCTATGTCTAACAATCCTTTCGTTCTTCGATGCTACGCTGAGAAGAAGGACGGCTTGTGGATCGCAGCATGCCCACAGTTCACGTTGGCCGCCCAAGGAGATAGCTTCGAAGAAGCCAAGGGCAAGCTGGAAGAACAGATCAAGTCCTACATTGTCGAGGCACTTACCATCGACAAAGAGCATGCAGCTGAGCTGCTTGGTAGGAAGGCTCCGTTCTCCATGTGGCTACGCTACCAGTTCATCTCCCTGGTAGCCGCTGTGCGCCAAAGCCGGCGCCGCAAAATCCGCTTCTTCCAGGAACCTGCCCTGCAATACGTTCGCTGCTAAGGATTTTGCATGTGGTCAAGGAGGTATCGACCGTTAACGTACCGGGAAGTGACAGGCGTTCTGAAAAAGCTTGGATTCACCCTTCGTAACCAGGAGGGAAGTCATGAGCAATGGGTAAGAGAGGGCAGCCCTTTTCGCAAGGTGACCGTCGATAAGCCGAAATCCCCTTTCCATGGCGACCTGATAAGGTACATGGCTTTGCAGGCCGGAGTAACAAAAAAAGAGTTTTACTCCCTCGTAGATTAAGCCCCGCATCAGCGGGGCTTTTCATTTCCGCCCTACCCCTCCAGTTCCTGCCTGTCCCACCTCAGCGTCACGGTGCCGTCGTCGTTGAACACCAGGTCGATACCGTCCGTCTCGACCAGAACCTCCATCACCGCATCCCACGCTTCCGCCGGGTCAGTGTCCAGCCGGTGAATCGTCACCTGCCCCAGATCCTGCGCCTTCGGTGAGTTGATCATAGCGGACACCCGCATCCCCAGGCGATCAGTCGGCGTGACCTCGTACGCCTGCTGCTTCTGCTTCTTGGTCATAAGAACCTCGTCAACTGTACATACATACAGTATCCGAACAGTCAGAATCCCTATAAGAGCCCAAAAGGTACAACCAAGGTATTGACAATGTACCTTTTCGCTACTAATTTCAGCTCACCCTATGTACCTTTTTGGTTCAGGGGAGGCCACCGAGCCGACCGCTCTTTCACAACCTGAAGACGAGCCAACGGGCGCCGAGTTGATCCGGCTATTGAGTTCCGTTGGACGGTACGAAATGCGCAATGCGCTCACCACCGGCTACCGGCGTGAGGGTTTGCGAGAAAAACCGATTTCACTGGCTGGCCCTCCACCGAGGGCCAGACGGGAAGTCAACACGCCCTGGAGGGCAAGACGATGGAAGCGCAAAACGTTTGGGCCGTAATCAACATTTGGACCAATGAAGTGCTTGAAGAAACGACCCACTACCAAGCGGCTGCGGCTATTGAAAACGAGTACGCCGAACGCTGGTACGCAGAACATGTAGGCCCATTCTTCCATTCCTTCTGGTGCGGGCATTGGCAGAAATGCGTCCGCCTGCCATTTTCGCTCTGCCGTATCGATGCCCTGAGCCGCTTTTACCCAGGCATTAAGCGTTTGGCCGCCTAACCACCCCGCCCCGGTTCGCCGGGGCATCAAAGAACACCAGCCTTATGGCTGTATCGGAGAGTGGTCTGGCCGCACAGCGCTACGGATATAGCTTGTGCGGCGGGTACTACCTGATTCAGTTCAGATTCCCGCCGCCAGACCACTCCCCCATACAGCCACCAAGTAATCACAACAGACGGAGGCCTCATGGCGGCCAAATCGTTCAAGCAGATGATCAAGGACGGCGACCTGAAGCGCGCGGATGCGATGAAGGCTCGCCTCGAAGACCTTCACGAAGAACCCGGCTTCAACCTGCGCGCCGAAGGCGAAGACCTCGAGCAGAACATCGCGGATCTGGCCGACTACCTGCACCAGGGCGGAATCGTACCTGCCCTCGAAGTGCGACCGCGCGAAGAAGGGGGCATGTGGGTTGTCGACGGACACCGCCGCCGGCGCGCTTACCTCAAGCTCGACGCCGAGGGCCGGCTGCCACGTGACCCGAACGGCGAGTTCTGGGTGCCCATCGTTGGGTTCACCGGGAATGATGCTGAGCGTGTGCTTCGAGTGATCACCAGTCAGGAGGGGCGCAAGCTCTCCCCTCTGGAGCTCGCACACGGCTACAAGCGGCTCATTGCGTTCGGGTGGACCGTCGAACAGATCGCCCAAAAGATGGGGCGCACCCGTCAGCACGTCGACCAGGTGTTGGTGGTAGGCAACGCAAATACCGATGTTCAGCAGTTGATCAGTTCCGGCGCGGTAGCGGCGACGACCGCTGCGAAGGTCGTCAGGAAGCACGGCGAGAAGGCCGGCCAGGTGCTCGGCCAACAGCTCGCGAAGGTCATTGCAGCGGGTGGAACCAAAGTAACCCCAAAGGTGGTAGCTGAGCCGGCCGTGCCCCGCTCCATTCTCGAAGATCTACTGAGGGTCACTCGGGAGATCGTCAACGCATTCCCGACAGCCCTTCGCGCTGGACTGGCTGAAGGGTCGGAAGCGATCACCCTCACCACCAGGGCATCCCACATCGAGCGACTGATTGAACTGGTCGCGAGTGCCGAGGAATCCCTCGGCGAACAGTAGACAGGCGCCAGCGCCAAACGCTGGTAACAATCGGAGGATGCAGCCATGTAGCAGTTAACCAGGAACAAAACATAAGGCGGAAGAAACGGGGTGCTCTGGTGCCCCGTTTCTCTTTCTCGACTCCATGCGCCAGCACTCCCCGCGATGCCCATCGGCAAACAATCGTGCCGCCGAGTGCTGACCCATGCAGCCAAGGAATCAACCATGCACGCAACCATCAACTGCGGCGGATGGATCGGCCGCCAGGGCCTCGGCCTGGCTCCCCGCGAACTCGAAGCTACCGCCTGGAGCGCCAGCGAACTGACCGCGAAAGAGGTCGCGCGGCGCATGGGAGTCGCCCCAGGGACCGTCGAGAAACGTCTCGACGACGCGAAATTCAAGATGGGCGTGCGCAGCGTGCGCGGGCTCGTCCTCGAAGCCTTCCGCCGCGGAATCATCTCGCCGGCCGTCTTCGTGCTCGCATTCCTCGTCGCCGGCCACCCGCTGATCGATGACGACCACATGAACCGGAACCGCAGGCCGAGCAACGAGCGACGACTCACCGAAGCCCGCACCGTTCGCCGGATCGAAGAAATCACCATCAACGCGTAGGAGAACCACAATGCTCAAGCATCAGGAACAAACCGAAGTTCTCGCCGGCCTGCTCTCCCAGACCGCCCTCGCCCGCCTGGCGTTCGCTCAGCGGCTCATGGCTCCTGCGGCAGCGGAACCCTACCAGGTCGTGCCTCAGGGGCGCGGATTCTTCCACATCGTCGAAACGGTCACCGGCAAGGTGCGCGGGTTCCGCCGGAGCCACAACGAGGCATGCGCCTACGCCGAGCATTTGAAGCGCCAGCAGGGCGGCAAATGAACATGCGGCGGGCCATTCGAGTCGGCGGCATCAGCACTGCCCTGGGATTCATCGTGCTGGTGTTCACGCTCCCCGCGGCTGTTCGGCAACAGCCACCCAGGACGCCGCCGTCCGCGGCCGCGCCAGCAGTTCAAGAGGCGAAGCCTCGAACGGTCTCCTACCGCTCCAGCGCCAGCCGCCAACAGTCTTTTGTCTTCTGAGGTCCGCATGGCAAAGACCAACGCCCAGCGCCAGCGGGAGAAGCGCCAGCGCCAGCGAGAGGCCGGCATCCCCGAGCGCAAGCTTCCATCCCCGCCGGCGATCGACGCTGCTTTCGAACGGATCCAGTCGGTCGGCGATTTCGAGGACTGGCGAGAAGCGTTCTCGACGCTGCTACTCAACGCCTCAGCCCTGCCAGATGCCGATCTCCTGCCTCTTCTCGTCGTGTCGCGACACGAATACACGCCAAGCGAAAACGTGTCGCGACAACTACTAGCCGCCGGACTCTCCGTAGCCGACGACGAACAGTAACCCACCACCAGATCACCGACGCTAGCCACCGGCCGGCGCGGCTCTACTCGTCCTGAGGATTACCACATGAGCACTTTTGCCGTGTTCGGCATGACGCGAGACGTAGCGCTCGCCATGGCCAAGAAGGAAGTGAAGTCAGTACGCAAGACCCCACTCGGGGATGAGCACGTTCCAATGAGCGAATGGCTCGCAGCAGTCGAACGAAAGGCCGACACCATCATGACCGGAACCAAGGTCGTCCAGTTGAGCCAGCTCTTGGATACGCCGGACTTTTGCCACCAGTTCATCGAACTCGCACGCAAGACTCTGGAGTGCCGAGACATGCAGATCCGCGCCAAGGTTCAGCTTTGGAATGAAGACGGCACGCCTGTTCTGACCAAGAAGCGGAAGCACAAGGTCGAGTGGCAGCAGTTCGGCCAGCAACCAGGGAGGGCCGCAGCGTGATGCACCGCGTCTACTTGTCCGGCCCCATGACCGGCATCGCAGATTTCAACTACCCCGCGTTCAACGCCGAGGAGAAGCGGATCCGCGCCCTCGGCTATATCGTCGAGAACCCAGCGGTCAACATGGTCTACCGCGGATCGCCGTGGGAGACATTCATGCGCGACGGGATCAAGCGGCTGATGGCCTGCGACATCCTGGCCCTGCTTCCAGGGTGGGAGCGGTCCCGCGGCGCGAACATCGAGCGCAACCTCGCTATCACACTCGGCATGCACGTCGTCGACGCCGAGGCGCTCCCTGAGCCCGACTTCGTCTGCAAGTGCCGCGCAATCCAATTCACCTGCTGCGGCATTCCGAGCGACAACGACCCCTTCGTGTGCCGGCGCCTGGCAGGCATGCCCGCCTACAAGTCCCCAGAGGACCAACTGGCAACCGCACGTAAAGCCCTCGAGCAGATCGCAGCGCTCACCGACGTCTCTACCGGAGGCGTCGGGATGGACGTGCTCCAGATCGCAAAGCAAGCTCTCAGCAACTGAGGGCGGCCGCGACGACAAATGGGTGGACCTTGATCCATATCGTCACCACCTTGCCGAGGATCGAGAGGAGCAAGTAGGCCCGGAAAAGCTGATGGTCGAGTTTCTTCATTTGGGTGGCACCAGGGTTGTTTGTGTAGGCCACATGGTGCTGTCACGACCTTCAGAAAATCCTCTTGTGGGATTTCCACCTCGCATCACGACCAGCCAAATTCAACCTCCATTCGTCGCCATCAGGCGAGAGGTATTCCCTATGTCCGCAGAAAAGCCGCGGGAGCGGCCAATCCTGTTCAACGACCAGATGGTCCGCGCCATCCTTGAGGGCCGGAAGACTGCGACACGACGCATCGCAAAGCCTGTCAAGCATCCTGATCTAGGAAACATCTACGCTCCGGGCGCCTTGGTGCTGGAGCGCGAGCCGCAGCATGTTATCGACAGGGCCTGCCCTTACGGCCAGCCAGGCGACCGGCTGTGGGTGCGGGAAGCATGGCAAGGGCCGCTGATTTCCGATGAGGAACAGGACGCCAACCAGTCATGGTGGAAGGACATGACGAAGTTCCAGAACCCAGGGCACTGCGCCTATCGCGCCAGCGGCGACGACAACGAATACGTCGATCCCGACGGCTACTTCCACTGCAAATGGAAGCCAAGTATCCACATGCCCCGCTGGGCCTCCCGCATCCTGCTGGAGATCACCGCTGTTCGCGTCGAGCGCCTACAGGACATCAGCGAAGAGCAGGCGTTGGCAGAGGGAGTGCGCGGCGAACCATGCGACCACGCTCGGCAGGCCTGCGCCGATATCGGCTGCTGGGGCGACACAGCCAAGGGGGCGTTCGGCTTCCTCTGGGAATCGCTCAACGGCGAGGGAAGCTGGGCCGCAAACCCATGGGTCTGGGTCATCGAGTTCAAGCGGGTGGCGCCGTGAACACCCTAGACCTGACCGCCATGTTCATCGACGGCGAGGATGGCCAGCGCCTGGCCGAGGTCAACGGCCTCCCACGCCTCGGCGCCCTGCTCTCCTCCGCTCAACTGCGACAGCTCGCGCGACAACTGAACGAGATCGCAAACGACGCAGACCAGGGCGCCGGCGGTGAGCACTGCTACACGGCACCACCATACGGAGCCTGCCCATCATGCCATTCGACGAAAGCCCCGCAGTCCGCCGCATAAACGCCCTCTGCTCTCCCGCGCCAGCACGCTACCTGCACATTCCCACCGGCATTCACTGGGTCGTCATCGACAGCCTGGGCAATGTCCTACAACTCGAAAACATCGAGCGCCGGCGCCGACTGATAACCGTTTCTGACCTCGAAACCGAGGCCTGGAGAAAGCTCCCATGAACAAAGCGAATGAATGCACCTGCCCTTCTGGCGACGGGTCTCTGCGCTGGCCGTGCCCGGCACATCCTGCGGTAGAGCAGGCAGGCGGGGATGAGCGCGCGGCGTTCGAGCGCGCCTTCACCGTGCAGGAAGGCATCTACTTCGACGACAAGCGCGGCGAATACCGCTCGATGAATCTCCGCGCGATTGAAGCTACCGATGCCCAGGACCTGAACCTACGGCTGCAAGGCTGGCAAGCCCGCGCCGCCCTGGCGCAACCCTCCCCGGTGCGCTCGAGCCTCTTGATCAACGGATACCAGTTGCGCGCCGCCCTGGACTTCATTGCGCCGGATGGCACTGCCGAGCAACTGGAAAGCGAGGCCTGCATCGAGTGGCGCCAGCAGGATGCCGATTTCCTCGAAGCAGGCCTATACGCCTTCTGCGCTGAGTATCCCGAAGAAGGCGGCGTCTTGTTGGATGAGGAGCCAACCACTGCGCAACCATCCCCGTTGCAGTCCGAGCAGGCAGAGGCGGAGCGGCCGGAGGTGGCAGAAGTCGCGTTCGTCCTGCGCAACATCGGCGCTATGGACGCTGAAGACATCGACGGCGACAACGTTGATCTGCGCTTCGAGGATGCCGAAGGCCGCGATACAGGGTGCGACTTTTCCATCGTCGAATACGCCGAGAAAGCCGCTGACCTATTCGAACAGCACGAGCGCATCGTCGGGGAGCTGCGGGCGGTGATCACCCAACTCCTCCAGCACAAGAACGATTACATGGATGCTGGCCGGGAAACGTACCGGGCATTACAGAACGAAATCAGAGAACGGGAAGCGGAAATTGCTCGTCTTGATGGTCTGGTTTCGGTCCGAACGGCGGAGCGCGACGCCGCCCTGGCCAGGGTCGCGGAGCTGGAGAGGCAGGAGCCGGTGGACGTGCCTGGGCCTGACGAAATTCACCAAATGGCGTTTGAGGAAGGGCAGCCGGCAGAAGACGGAGACGGCTACCTGTTCAGTGCCGAAGAGTTTGACCTTTTTGTGCAACGACTGCTGGATTCCTGTGCCACCCCTGTAGCCAGGGCTCAGCACAGCGTGCCGGATGACGACATGATCTTGCAGATTTTTGCCGATAACGCTGAGCACTCGGAACAAGGCGACAAGCATGGCTACTGTATCGTGCGCGAACAGCATGCTCTTGCAATTGCGCGAAAACTGCTCGCCGCCGCACCCGGCAATCCGCTGCTGGGCCATGCAGAGGAGACAAAAGCATGAGCACCTTTTTCCAGGAGTACACCAGCGGGCTGACAGCGCGGGCTGATCAATTGGAGCACGAGCGCGATCTGCTGGGCCAAGCACTAGGCGAGTGTATCGAGGCGGCCGGGATCACCAATCCTGGCGTTGCATTGACCGGACCTCAGCTCCTGCTGTTCGCCGAGGACCTGAAGGCCCACATCGGCGGCCTACGGGGGCAATTGGCAGATACCGCCGTCCCGATGCAGCCGCTGGTCAAGGACGCCCACGGCGTGGCGCGCTTCAAGGCGAACAAGATCGTCAACCACCTGCTCGACTACGCGAGTGAGCGAGGCTGCGGCATGACGGAACTGGCGAAGCTGCAGTTCCCGGAAGAGGACTACATGCAGTTCGCCCAGCTGATCGGCTACAGCGTGAGCGGTTACAGCGACCTGTCCTATGTCAGCGACGACTCTCGCGGAATGGCCTACGCGAAACTGGAATCACTCATCAACGACCCATCTGCGCAGACGCAACCCTCTCCGGCCCCAACCCTGCGTGCCGCCATTGATGTAGCCAACGACCGGTTCGAAGTGCCTGTAGCGAAGTGGGGGACCGACCTGGTAGGGGAACAGGGGCGACCGAAGGTGGTGGCTCGGCTATACCGCTCAAACGACAAGTATTTCCCGCCGTTCGCCGAGGTACAGAAACCACTCCCCCCTGGTGATGGGACGCTGACCGTTGACCCCTTGATTACACTCGCACACTACGACCGCGACGTTGGAACGCTGCGGGCGGCGAACGCGAAGCTGGAGAAAGAACTGGCGATGGCACGGGACGCAGCAGCAAAGGGTGATGCTGCCCGCCACGCTGCTGGCGGCATGGAAATGGAGATCCGGGAGCTGAAAGCCAAGCTGGCCGAGTTGGAGAAACCTGTGAATCGCACCGTCATTCGCGACGTGTTCCTGCGCAACGGATTCACCATCAAGGACGGCCATTCCGACCTGAAGCCCTACGTGTACGCGGCAGCTGAGGAACTTCTTCGCCTTGGCGGGCACGCCGTGGATTCCAACCCGGTCGCCCAGGCTCAGCACAGCGATCAATCGGAACTGCGCCGAATTGCAGTCGCACTCACGAACCCACTGCTGAACGGCCAAGAGGCCTCGGACCTGATGGTGCGTTACGAGGCGTTGACCATGCCTGATCACATCATCGCGCTGATTGACAGCCAGGCTCAGTACATTGCGCCTGATGAACTACGCGCAATCTGCATGCTCGTTGCGGAAGCCGGAATCAAGTACGGGCGCGGCCGTGATAGGGCGGTCGCATCAGACGAGTGTCGAGAGGTAGTTGATTCCGTTCTTCCTCTTGAGCCATCTCCGAGCAACTCTGAGCAACACTGCGAGCCGGAAATCATGGCGGTAGCCGAAGGGGTGCTGACCTTCATGCGCAGCGAGAACGAAGGTTCGCACTGCACCTGCTGCAACGGCCCGCACATCTTCTGCCGCTACTTCGAGGGAATGTCTGACTTCGATGACATCACTCGAAAAGCAAGGTTTCGAAACGATCTTGAAGGGCGAACCTTCCGCCTGGTGCTTGAACTGCTGCCAGCGGCCTTGTCCGGCAAGGAGGGGGTGTGATGGCTTTTCTCTTCGCATCTGGCGATCCGCGCGGCGAGCCGAAGCTGACGCTTGAACAAGACGAATTTGGAAAGTGGGAGTGGCGTGTATGGTGTCCGCTCGGTGCTAGACCTGAACGCCAGGCGCAAGCTTATGCCTTAGCAGAGAGACTCAACAGCCCGACTGGACGACTCCGCAAGCATCGCCATGAGTCGCTGCCACCGCGAACCGAAGAGTTCATGCGAGGAATCGTCAAGGAGGTAGGTCATGAGTGAGGTGAAGCGGTACATCATTGGCCGAAACGGCCTGCCTGAGTTCCATGATTCCGGTGAATATGTTGCGACGAGCGACTACGACGCCCTCGCCGCCGAGGCCCAGTCGCTAAGGGAGGAAGTCGAAAAAGCACAGAATGCGCTCGCTTTCACTGAACAGTGGCACGGGGTTCGGTATGAGCGTTTATGGCACTGGGCTCATGCAGAACTGAACGAAGAACAGAAGCGGCGCTACTTCAACATCGTGGCGAACGGCACCGCAGAGCATAGTGAGCCACCAACCTTCGCGCAGCAGCTTTGCCGAACGAAACATCGGTATGAATGTGCAGAGAAGGAAGTCGCGGCACTGCGCACCAAACTAGCCATGTCCGAGGACGCAGCAGCAAAGGGATATGCTGCCCGCCAGCAGTGCGGCGCCATGGAGATGGAGATCCAGGAGCTGCGCGAGAACGCGGCCAAGCTCGCCGCATTCGCGCAGGAGATCATCAGCGGAGCCCTCGAGGGCGGCAGCTTCGATGGTGCAGACCTGCAGGAAAGCGCAGAACGCCATGGGTTGATCGCCAAGCAGATGATGCGCGAGCCATGCCGCGGCCCAGAAGAGTACTGCGCATGCGCCTGGTCTACCTCGTTCCCGACTGAATGCTACCGGATAACGGCAGAGCTTCGCGCCCTGCTGAGCGAGCAGGAGGGAGGGACGCAATGAGGGAAGTAACTGAACTGGATTTTCGCCGGCCGGAGTTTCGTGACGCCAAGGTCGAAGATTACGAGTTCCGCCAGGACGGCGCGCTAGTACGAAAGGATCGGTGGGAGCGCGGGGTTCGCGCGATCGTCGCTGCGCTAGGCTGGTCTTGAAGGGATTTCGAAGTGGAAGATGTTGTGTCCGAGGTTGAGCGGCATGTCGGAGGGTGGATGGATGCAGATCCTGAAGATTTCCCCGATATGCTTCTACAACCAGTCGATATCAAGATGCCGTGCGGCTCTGTATTAACTGAGTGCAATGCAGTTGACGGATGCCTTGTCTGGAATTTCAGCGGGGCAAGGTTCACCCAGGAAGATATAGGGCAAGCGGTTCAGAAGTGGCGACGCACGAAGCTCCACCAGGACATGGCATAGCCACCCATCGCCAACAACTGTACGCATATACAGCAATTCGGATAATGGGCTACCCACTATCCGGATTGAATATGCGCACGAAACCCTTCCGCCCGCCGCGCCGGCATGAGATCGCCGGCCTTCGCTACTACCGTGCCGCGTCAGCTTACAACTGGCTCGGCGTAGCTATGGCCCACCCAACACGCGCCATTGAGCTTCTGATGGAGCAGTGCGAGCCAGACGTGCTCTCGCCGATGTTCAACATCGAGATAGAGGCAGTGTTGCGTCAGGCAGACGAGTATGCGCGGTCTCGCGAAGTGCTGGACCGCGAGGTGCTGCGCGAAATGCTCATGCACCTGGTCTCGAAGGCCGCGGGCGACTGATCTGGAGCCCCAATGAAGAAAGCCCTATCCAGACTTGCGGCAGTAGCCGTCATCGGCGCCAGCCTGGTCGCGCTACACGCAGTGATCGAACTCGCGCCAGCATTCGCAGCCCTGCAATGGGGCTGCTCGTTCTAACCGCACGGTAGCCGAATAGGCTGCCAGTCCCCGAAAACCATTTCCCGACCAGCGCCAGCAGGACGGGGAGGTATTGCCCATGATCAGGTTTTTGACCGCAGAAGAAGTAGCGGAGTTAACTGGATTTGTTCGGCCGGCAGCCCAGAAGCGCTGGCTATCTGAGAACGACTTTTCGTTCGTAGAGGGAGGCGATGGCCGACCGAAAGTCTTGGAGGAGGTTGTGCTAAGTCGCCTTGGCGCAAGACAGGCCAAGAAAGAGAAAGGACCGCGACTGCGGTTGACGGGGTAGGAGATAGAGATGCGTCCGAGGAAGAAGGATAGACACCTTCCGATGTGCATGTTTCAGCGAGGGCCATCCTTTTATTTTGTGAGGGATGGGAAGTGGACGAATCTTGGGAGGGACTATCGCGCCGCTCTTCTTGAGTACGCGAAGCTCACCGGCGGCGCCAGCAAGGATGGGATGATCGACCTGATCGACAGGGTGATGGACCACATTGCGCCGTATCGGTCAGCGAACACGATTACCCAATATCGGGCTGTAGCCGAACGACTGAAGGACATGTTCGCAGAGTTCCAGCCAAGGGAAGTCCTGCCGAAGCATGTTGCTCAGGTAAAGACACATATGGCGTCGACCCCGAACATGGCGAACAGAACTCTAACCGTTCTCCGTGTTGTGTTCGCGCAGGCTCTTGAATGGGGGGAAGTGGACTCGAATCCTTGCATTGGGATCAAACCTCACTCTGAGAAAAAGCGCGGCCGCTACCTCAACGACAAGGAGCTGCTATCCATTCTCGACAACTGCAGCGAGTACATGCGGTGCATCTTCGAGCTTGCCTACCTCACCGGCCAGCGGATCGGTGATGTTCTGTCGATCAAGCTCGATGACGTGAGCGATGACGGAATCGCATTTCAGCAGCAGAAGACGGGCTCGAAGGTGCTCATATCGATGACCCCGGACCTAGATGCCGTGGTGCAAAGAGCGAAAGCACTACCGCGCCCTGCCGATGCGAAGAACCTCATCTGCAACAGGAAGGGGAAGCAGGTGGACTATGCGACAACGAGAGACGCATGGAAGAGGGCTCGAGAGGCGGCGGGCGTCACCGATGCGCGGATCCATGACCTTCGCGCGAAGGCCCTGACTGATGCGAAGAAACAAGGGAAGGATGCCAGGAAGCTTGGCGGCCACACCGACCCGCGCATGACAGATCGGTATATAAGGCAGAGAGAGCATGAGGTGGCAGAGCCACCGACAATGCCGAGGAAATCAGGTTAGTATTGGAGGAATTTCAATACTCCAAAACGCGCGCCCTCACGGCGCGCCGTAAACCATTGATGAATAAGCCAAATACCGATCTCGCACAACACACGCCAATGATGCAGCAGTACTTCAAACTGAAGCATCAGCACCCCGACCAATTGATGTTCTATCGCATGGGCGACTTCTACGAGCTGTTCTACGAGGACGCGAAGAAGGCCGCCAAGCTGCTCGACATCACCCTGACCGCGCGCGGCCAGTCCGGCGGCAAGGCGATCCCGATGGCAGGCATTCCCTTCCATTCGGCGGAGGGCTACCTGGCCAAGCTGGTCAAGCTCGGCGAGTCGGTGGCGATCTGCGAGCAGATCGGCGACCCGGCCACCAGCAAGGGGCCGGTGGAGCGCCAGGTGGTGCGGATCATCACCCCCGGCACGGTGAGCGACGAGGCGCTGCTCGACGAACGCCGCGACAACCTGCTGGCGGCAATCCTCGGCGACGAGCGCCTGTTCGGCCTCGCCGTGCTGGACATCACCAGCGGCCGCTTCAGCGTCCAGGAGATAAAAGGCTGGGAAACCCTGCTGGCCGAACTGGAGCGCCTCAACCCGGCCGAGCTGCTGATTCCCGACGACTGGCCACAGGGCCTGCCGGCGGAGAAGCGCCGCGGCGTACGTCGCCGCGCGCCGTGGGACTTCGATCGCGACTCGGCGCACAAGAGCCTCTGCCAGCAATTCGGCACCCAGGACCTGAAAGGCTTCGGCTGCCAGAACCTGACCCTGGCCATCGGCGCCGCCGGCTGCCTGCTCGCCTACGCCAAGGAAACCCAGCGTACCGCCCTGCCGCACCTGCGCAGCCTGCGCCACGACCGCCTCGATGACACGGTGATCCTCGACGGTGCCAGCCGCCGCAACCTGGAGCTGGATATCAACCTCAGCGGTGGCCGCGAGAACACCCTGCAATCGGTGGTCGACCGCTGCCAGACCGCCATGGCCAGCCGCCTGATGAGCCGCTGGCTGAACCGTCCGTTGCGTGACCGCGCGGTACTGGAAGCCCGCCAGGAGTCCATCGCCTGCCTGCTGGAACGCTACCGCTTCGAGAACCTGCAACCGCAGCTCAAGGAAATCGGCGACCTCGAACGCATCCTCGCCCGCATCGGCCTGCGCAACGCCCGCCCTCGCGACCTGGCGCGCCTGCGCGACGCGCTGGCGGCGCTGCCGGACCTGCAGAACGCCATGACCGAACTGGAAGCGCCGCACCTGCAGGCGCTGGCCACCACCATCGGCACCTATCCCGAACTCGCCGAACTGCTGGCCAAGGCGATCATCGACAACCCGCCAGCGGTGATCCGCGACGGTGGCGTGATCAAGACCGGCTATGACGCCGAGCTGGACGAGCTGCAGGCGCTGAGCGAAAACGCCGGGCAATTCCTGATGGACCTGGAAGCGCGCGAGAAGGCCCGCACCGGCCTGCCCAACCTGAAGGTCGGCTACAACCGCATCCATGGCTACTTCATCGAGCTGCCACGGGTGCAGGCCGAACAGGCGCCGGCCGACTACATCCGCCGGCAGACCCTGAAAGGCGCCGAGCGCTTCATCACGCCGGAACTGAAGGCCTTCGAGGACAAGGCGCTCTCGGCCCAGAGCCGCGCCCTGGCCCGCGAGAAGGCGCTCTACGAAGAGCTGCTGGAACGCCTGATCGGCCACCTCGCTCCGCTCCAGGACAGCGCCTCGGCGCTGGCGGAACTGGACGTGCTGGCGAATCTCGCCGAACGCGCGCTGAACCTCGACCTGAATCGCCCGCGGTTCGTCGAACACACCTGCCTGCACGTCGAGCAAGGCCGCCATCCGGTGGTCGAGCAGGTGCTGGAGACACCGTTCGTGGCCAACGACCTGGCGCTGGATGCCGACACCCGGATGCTGGTGATCACCGGTCCGAACATGGGCGGTAAATCCACCTACATGCGGCAAACCGCGCTGATCGTGCTGCTTGCGCACATCGGCAGCTTCGTTCCGGCTGCACGCTGCGAGCTGTCCCTGGTGGACCGCATCTTCACCCGCATCGGCTCGTCCGACGACCTTGCCGGCGGCCGCTCGACCTTCATGGTGGAGATGAGCGAAACCGCCAACATCCTGCACAACGCCACCGACAAGAGCCTGGTGCTGATGGATGAGGTCGGCCGCGGCACCAGCACCTTCGACGGCCTGTCGCTGGCCTGGGCAGCGGCCGAGGACCTGGCCCGGACTCGCGCCTTCACCCTGTTCGCCACCCACTATTTCGAACTGACCGTACTGCCGGAAAGCCAGCCCGCGGTAGCCAACGTGCACCTGAACGCGACCGAGCACAATGAACGCATCGTGTTCCTGCACCATGTACTGCCGGGACCGGCGAGCCAGAGCTACGGCCTCGCGGTGGCCCAGTTGGCCGGCGTGCCGGCCCCGGTAATCCAGCGCGCCCGCGAACACCTCAAGCGCCTGGAAACCACCAGCCTGCCGCACGAGATGCCGAGCCAGCAGAGCGGCAAGCCCGCCTCGCCGATGCAGAGCGACCTGTTCGCCAGCCTGCCGCACCCGGTGATCGATGAATTGTCGAGGATCAATCCCGACGATATCAGCCCGCGGCAAGCTCTCGATCTGTTATATGCATGGAAGATGCGGGTCTGA